TATTGTTGTAATCATAATCCTGTCCATCATCAACAATCCCATTATACCAATCGGTAACTGAGGAATCCGTAGATTGACTTACCGAAGAACCACCTGCACCGGGATATGTTAATGTACCATCCGAACCAGATGTTGTATATAAATATTTTTCAAATCCATCAAATCCGGCTTTAACTTTGTGTTTACTTTGAACGTGTTTTTGTAATTCTAATGATGATGTTACTGAACCCGATGTATACGATAAACTACTTGATACAAAATTTATTTTAGTATCATAAAATTCAATTAATTCTACTTTATATAAAAAGTTTTTAACTCTTTCTTCTGCTGATGAGTATTTTACAAAGTTAGACCACGCATAAGTTGAACCACTTTCATATTGAATATTTAAATTCTCCAATGAAAATTCACTTGAACTTACATATGAGTTAATTAAATCAGTAGAGGTATTAGAACCGCTTGAAATTAAATCATCTAATATTTGATATCCAATTTCATCACCAATTGTTACATTAAAATTTGGTTTTAATGGTGTACAATCACTTTTTAATTCATCAATAATAGTAACTTGTTCTATTATAGGAATCGATTGAATTTTAGATATCCATAATTGTTGATTAGGTTGTATCTCACGAGGAAGTGGTTCATACAACTTTAAAACTAATGATTTTTGTTCTTTAGTTTTTGTACGAGTTCCCGTTTCTGCATCAGTTTTATATTCAGAAAAAGTTTCAGTATCAACTCCCCACGTTGCAATTAATTTATTATCACCATCACCTAAGTGTAGATAGTGAGTTAAAAATTTAGAAATTTCTTCTTCTAATATTTTTTGGTCTAAGTTAATTTCAAACGCACTTCTAATATCGGCAATTACACTACCTCTTCGTAATTTTAAATCTCCCTTATCAAATAAAATGGAAATTCTTTCAATCTTACCTTCGGTTAATTCATCGCCTTCCGCGTTAAATGGAACTAATAAAATTTCAAATTGAACTTTATCAGTATCTTCATTAAATTGATTTTGTGCTTTCTTTAAAACCTCTTCTACATTTAATGTAATTAAACCTGCAGGTGATAGTTTACCAATTGCATATTGTTTATCATACTTTGAGACATACATCTCAATGTAGTTTGTATTAATTGATTGCCAACTAATATCAAAATCAACATTAAATCCTTTAAAATCCGCACCTTTAATATTCTGCGGATAATTAATATGTGTAATATCTGGTCCTGGTAAATAATATTTATTAACTACATTAATTGTAATCTTTGTAGTTTGACCACTACCTGCCCTATCCGAACGAGGTTGTAAATAAACTACATAGTTACCAACACCATTATAAAAATCGTTTTTAGATAAAACAATTGAACCATTTGGAGATAGGGTACGTTGGGTAGAACCTAATGAATAGATAATCTCCGATGCGTTAACACTATTATATGGTATGTTTAAATTATTATCACCTGCTATATTAAATTCAAAAGATATACCTTCGGTTCGTAATGTAGGTGCATCTGCTTGGGGTATATTATCATTTGATTTTTTAGATACGGAAATATTAACTATTACATTATCAATTCCTGGTTCTAATTTAAAATCTAATCTATCATACTTAACACTATTTCCCTTTGTAATTACTTCATAAACAACTGCGTGTGTTTGTGCAGATAATCCATTTGAAATAAAATCAATACAATAACCACCTGAACTAGGTGAAAAATCAAATTCAGTTCTACCAGATGTAACATTTCCAGTTACACCATTTGTTGCACGATATGATATTAAATCATTTTGATAAACATCACCATTTATTTGTATTCTTGCAACTGCTTCAGGAAGTAGGTCAATTGGTACTGGAAATGTTTTAAAATCAAATTTTAATGTAGTACTTAATACAGCATCAGTTTCAGTACTTGCTTCTAATATATTTTGTTGAATAAAATTACCATCAATTAATTTTTCAACTACTAATTGATAATAAGTAAAGTATACTAAACTTTCATATACCTTTGGTCTTTCTTCCCTTTTTCTAATTACTGCGTTTGGATTTTGTGGGTCTTGTTCAAACGTATAACCAATCACATCATCAAATGGAATTTCTACCGGGATTTGTTTTCTATTTTCTTTTTTTAAAGTATAAACTTTATAAACATCTGAAGATTCTAATCCTGATTTTTGAAGTGTTATTTGTTTAGGAGTAAGTAATTCTTTTTGATTAAAACTTAATTGAGTAGGTGTTGTTTTTACATTTTGTATTACCCCATCTACCAATACTATTCCATCTTGTGGATTAGATTGTATTCCTATTTCAACTACTAAATTTTGTGTATTGTATACGTTAGTTGGTGCATAGGTACACGAACCATCATTATATGTAGCAGATGCGTTATAATTACTAGCACGCGGGTCAGTACAACCAAATATTGGTGAGGTTGGGTTTCCCCCTCCACCTCCGCCACCACCTCCGCCACTATTATCATTGACGAAATCATTGACAAAAGCAGCATCTTGATTATTTGGGGTATAGCCACCCTCTTGTTTATTCATTTCTGCCATTTATTCTAATCCCTTATTTATATAAGTATCTTTTTATCTATTACTTATGTAAAATTTTGTAATGATTGTGTATCGAATTGTCCTCCATCAAACCCCCCACCCATTGGGTTACCAATATATCCAGCTCCTCCGCCAAATGTATTGCCACCACCGCCTCCTGTTGTGGGAGTAGTTGGTGGGGTAGGTGTAGTTACACCTCCACACGGCCCTATCAATGTAATTCGTATATTCGGACCTTCAGATATAGTATTTTCAACCGCACATATTTCTACTGATTGGCCAGGTAGTAATGAATGTATTGTTGCCGGTGCACCTGATGAATCTTTATAAAATATAGGAACAGATGTTCCATTATTATAATTATACCCATTATTATTATAGTATTGATATCCATTATATCCCGTTCCGCCATACGAATCATATCCATTATAACCATATGGATTATAGGTATAATATGAATCATTTAAAACTCTATATAATCCCGTTGTTAACACTTCTCTAATTTTTGGTACTTCTCTTACATCACCACTAAATGACTCGATTGTTTGGTATGTAATTGTCAATGATTCATATTCTCTACCAAATACATTAGTTTGTTTATTACCATTCGCATCAGTAAATAGGATTCCACCTTCAGATGACCAAACATAGAATGTTTTAGTTGTTGTTACTGCTCTGGTAACATCTGCGTATTTACAAGAACCATCATCTTCAACTGCAAATTTATTATAATTTAAAGCAGATGAATCCATACAACCTTTAACTTTTTCAATTGGATTTGAATCTATTGGTGGGTTATACTGACACGAACCATCTGATTCAGTTGCTAATGGGTTATAGTTTTTAGCGTTTCTATCAGTACATCCTCTAACTACTCCTTGTTTATTACCGATACCATTGGTCTCATTTGTATTAGCACTGATTATTGATTTTAAAATCTCCTTCGTAGCATCTAATGTAATTTGTTCTTCTTTCGTTAATATATTATCTTCTTGTATATCTTGTTTAGGTAAATAAAAACTTATAATTTGAATAAGTGAACTGATTATAAATTCTTTTATTTTAACTATTGATAATTCTACTGCTTTTGGAGTAGATAGTGGTTTTCCATAATTAAGAGAGGTTATATTAGTATCTCTATTACCAACAAAATGTTTAGTAGTTTCAATTAATTTTTCTCTAATTATATTTATAAAATTTTCCCAATTTTGAATTTTAAATTCGGTTTGAATTAATTTTCTATATTGTTCTCCTTCTGCAATTGTTCCCTTTTGCATTAAAAATGATTTCAGAATATTCTCTACTTTTAATGATTGTATAAATGGTTCTACAAAATAAATTGTATCATCTTTAAATTGACCATCTTTTAATAGAACATTTAATCTGATATCTAAATCTTCAATAGTATTTTCATTAATATCTTTTAAAGGTAAGACTCTGATTTCAGTTCGTGATGGTGATATTTCATGTATCCATAATTTATCTTTTTCAATTGTTTCAGAACCAACTCTTCTATTTAATAGAGTTGTTTGAGTTTTAAACATACCATTAGAATAGCCAGAATCTCTTACTAATTTTTCAGTATCAATAATATATTCTCTAGCACCATTTGTTTTTATATTAGATTTATTTTCACTAAAAATAAAATATTTTGTAATATTTGCATCATCTAAAAAAATATATCTAACTAAATCTCCATTCTCACCTTGTGGTAATAAATTATCACTTGAATCATATAAGATAAATTCAATAGTATCTGCATCACCTAGTCCAAAGTAAGATTTAGCAACTTCTTTTTCAAAAATTGCTCTATCTTTACTATCAACTTTGTAGCCTTTTTTATCTACTATTTCTTTGAATTGATTTATTGCCATGCTAGTATTTTTCTTTTACTCATTTGTTTATTGTAAACATAATAACAATATTGTTTACCAACTTTATGAATTATTTTTCCTATCCAATTATCGTTAGGTAGGATTCCAACTTCGTATGCCATATGTTCTGTCCACGGCTTTACCATTGTATAAATCCATTTTGTATATTGTGGTTTTGCTTTCATAAACCTAACCACATTCTTAGCCCACATCATATATCCTAAAACTAATGATGGGTCTTTCTTATACATCATTTCACCATATAATTCATCCGCGTTCCAAATATGTTGAGGTAAGAATCCTTGATTATATAATTCGTTACAAATAATCTTTTTCTTTTTTGTAGTTGCGGCAGTAAGATTTTGGTTAGCTATTGCAGCATTTGCATTTGCCTTTGATGCTTCAATTTGAGCTGATGCCAATAATTGTTGAGCATTTGTAACTTGATTTTGTAATTCTATTGCCCTTGCATTAGCAGCTTCTAATTGAGATGTTAAATTTTTTTGTAATTCATTAAATGTTTCTTTCTCAGCCTGTAATCCTCTAAGTTGTGCTTCTAACGAAACCCTCTCAATACCTTCTTTAATACCTTTTGAAAGTGCATTTTGAAAATCTTGAATTAGTGAAACATATTTATTATTTGTAATTTCGGATTCGTTCTCTGCCGATGCTCTTAATAATCTTTCTACATCTATTTGAGTAGCAAGTGCTTCGTTTGCAGTATTTAGAGTTTCAATCTCTGCTAGGGCATCACCTAATTGTTTACTTAAATCGGTATTTTTTCCTAATGATTCATTATATGATACTTCTAATCTATCGTATGTTTTTTGAGGAACAACTTTTGGTTGTGGTTTTGCAGGTGCTGCTATTAATTCATCAACAACTACATTAACTGCCTTTTTTAATTGGTCTTCGTTATACTTTGGTCTTTCAACATATCCAGAGGTTTCACCATCAAAATCTTCAGCAGTGGGTTTGACATAAAAAGTATGATTACCTTGCTCATCTTGAGAAGTAATCACAGCAGAACCACTTGATATTAATTCTGAAACTCTAAATTCGTTTTGTAATGACATATTTTATTTCTCTATTGTAAACGTTAAATCTTTATCTGAAAAATATTCTATTACACCACTTCTATCTATTTTTATTTCAACATAATAACTTCTATTAGTTTCCCAATTTGTTAAATTTAATTTAAAATAATTTCCATTACTATTACAACTTACTTTTGTATAATCACTAAATGGAACAATAATTTCATCAGTAATCACATCTTTAATTTGATAATACGTTGTAGATGGTAAATATTTTATATCGTTATATGCAAATGAATTTGAATAAGTTTTAAGTGGGTATTTTTCTCTAGCAAAAACTCCAATTTCAGGAGTACTTCCTACTTTATATTTTGTTTTTAATTTTTTAAATGTTACATGAATATCATCAGAAGTCAGTTGAGTTAACGAACCGGTTATAAATGATTGGTCATTCCAACCAATTCTAACTTTTGGTTGATATATAGTATTTGTTTCTTTTGCAAAGAATTTTAATTGTCCGTAATCTTCCTCATCGTTTTCTAATACACTTGAATGTCTTAAAATTATACCCTCATTTGGCAATGAACCCGATACCCACGAAGTAAACATAGTTTTTACATTCATATTAATATCTGCACTTTGATAACTAAATGATTGTGATGTTGCCGAACCAGTCCACCACACTCCACCCTTACCATTATATGAACCCGTTACACTGCCTGTAATATATAATTCATTTGTAATCCAATCTATCCCAGTTGTTCTATGATTCCAAGTAACACCATCCGTTGAGATATCATCAAAACGAGTGCCGATTCCCATATCCCAACTTTGTGTAATTGGGTTTGCATAGATTACATAATCTATTGGTATTTCATTTGCTTCACATTCTCTAAGAATTAATTCAGCAGAACTCATAGTAACCGCACCACTAGCAAGAGATGCAGAAAGAGCAGTTGTTTCAAACTTTATTAGAGTATGGGCAACATCTTTTGAATTCCCGTAATAAACTGCAGATATTTCTAATATCTCATCTAAACCAGTGTTTTGTGTTGGTTGTAATTTATAGATTGTTGCATCTTTTGATGCTGTTAAAAAAGTATACATTAAACAACCCTCCCTTTAATATCTTTTGCTGGAAACTTAACTTCAAATATTGATGGGTCTAATGATGGGTATACCATTTTACCTTTTGTTGCTTCTGCAATGTTATATGAATTACTTGAATATTGACCTAAACATTTATTTACTATTTCACATTTTGGAACTGATTGAACTCCTTCTATTCCTGCAATTAATAATTCTAATTCACTTATGTTAATTGCCATATTAAATGTCCAATCATCTATATTAAAATAATTTGTAATTTCATCAATACACCTTACTAATACTTCTCTTTTATTATATCCACTATAAGTTCTAATTTCAAAATCAACCCCAATGTTTATAATAAACCCATCCATTAAATTTACACCATCTGTCAACAAACGATATTCATTTAAATAAGTTTTAAGATTTTCTTTTAATGCTTGATTTGTTCCGATTTGTACTAAATTCTTATTAGAATTATATCCTAAAATATATAAGTTAATTGCAAATGGATTATTCTTTTCGTTTGTATTATTTTTCTTTCCTACTAAAAATTTGTTAACCGCATCTTTAATTTCCATTTCACTCTTACCTTGTAAACTTGTTACAATACCTGTGAATTCACTTAGAGTATCTGGATTTGCAAGGATAGACGATGGTGAGTTGTTATCCAATTCCCCATCAGGTGCACAATATGCTTTAGCAATACCACCATACTTTGCAGGAAGTGATAGGGCTCTTACTTGATAATCTTTACGAGTTACTGCTCTATTTTGAGAACCAAATGTTGCTAGGGCGTTTTCTCTGATTTCATCAATGGTTTCTGCACCTCTTGCTCCGTTTGCTGCTGTTTCATTTTCAACTGCTATTGAACCCTTAGCTACTTTGTATGTTGATAATTCATCTCCACTAAGTGAAATTGTATCTTCATCAAATGAAACGTTTGTTATTCTATTTATTTCACCTTTTGGTGTGTTTGCAGTTATACCGCCACCCACTAAGTACGAAACTGTAATAGTAGTATTAGCGGGTGCTTGACCATAACTTCTTGTCTTTAAAAAGTTTGCAGGGTCAAATGATGCACCTAAATTATCTATTGATGAATTTAATCCTAATCCTACATTTTTGAAGTTTGGTATAAGAGTTTCATCAGATGAAGTAGAATTACCACCACCGAACACAATAGTTGTAGTATTATCTGAATTTACTTTTGTTACAAATCTACGAGAAGTTTTTATTAACTTCAAAATATTTGAAACTGAATCTTTGAATTGAACTAAATCCTTATCAGTTTGATTTGATACCGCATAATCAACAAATACCATCTCTTGTGCAAGATAGGGAACTTCATACCATTTATTTCCACTACTATCTCTTACATCATATATTTGAATTATATTTGTTTCTGCCAAATCTATTTTTGAAAATTCTTGTGCAGTTCCAAATGAAACATCTACTGTCTTTAATTCTGCAGATATTGCATTAACATACTTTTTAACTAAATAAAAGGTCGGTTCGTTGTTAGTATCTTTTCTATATATTGTAATCTCTCTTTCATCTTCAACGTTAAAATCTAATAATTCAGTTGTTCTAAATAGTGTACCCGTTGTATTTGCCTCTACTACCATTCCCTCTTTAACTCTAAGAAAATAATCAGAATCTGGTCTATTATTTGGTCCTTGACCGGTTGCAGGAACTAATTGATAAACTGACAATCTTACTAATGCAGGTGATGTTACTTTTGGTTTGTATCCTAAATATTGTGCAAGTGCGATAACATTTTCTTTATCCTCTGCATATAACATTAAGGATTCTTTTAATGTATCATCTATATAATATCCCAAAACATCACCAATATACGATGCCATTTCTATGAACATCATACCCGGTGAGGTTTCATTAAAATCTGAATATGTTTGTGGGAAATAAGTTTTTGCGTACTCAATTAAATTTTGACGGAAACCGGCAAAATCTTTATTAAGATATTTTATATCTCTACCTTGATTACTTTTTCTTGTTATACTATTTAATGCCATTATTATTATCCCCTAACTGTAAAAGTTATTTCTTGTGTTTCAATTGTATTTCCGACCGTAAACTGAATTGTCATATATGCTGTGTGTTTATCTTTCATAGCATCAGTCATTTCTACATCAATTTGTTCAATATTAATATATGGTAACCAATAACTAACAGTTTGGGTAATTACATCTTGTAATTTGTCTTCAAACATATCATCCATTGGTTCGAACAAAAGTGATTGTAATCCCGTACCAAACTCTGGTTGCATTACTCTTTCACCTTTTGCCGTTAATAGTAAATTTTTTAAATTTGCTTTTGCTTGTTCGAAAGATGTAAAGGCTTGTTCAAAATAACCAGTATTACCCTTTTTAATAGGTAAAGTTATCCCGTACGCGTAAGAATCAAATTCTTTCGTATCCTTTACAATTTTACTACCAAGTACATAAGCCATATTATTTCTTAAACCTCTTAACTAATTCCGAATTATCTCTATTTAAAATTCTGTCTAATCCTGCTAATCCAGTCGTAACACCTAACCCACCTTTTTTAATACCACTTCCTCCCATATCACCATATCCCATTTTAGAAGCCATTTGACTTCTCATTGTTTCAATCCCACCTTGTGCTCCACCTCCGTATGATATTGTTTCATCTATATCAGCTTCCGCATCCATATAGTTTGGAATGTGTGAATTTGTGTAACCTTCATTTATTGGTTGTTCCATTTGGTAATTATCTAAAATAGATGAACCACCTCCCACTTGTCCTGCACTTCTTTGTGCAGCAGTAAATGGTTTTGTTTGATTTAATATTTCATTTATAGTTGAATTTCTACTCAATTGTTTTGTTGGTTGAACTTGTCGTACTTCTTCTTTAATAGCAGTAGTTGTTGTTCTATCTTTTTCTAATAATAGAGTTGCTAATTCAAACGGGTCAACTTCTTCCAAAATATCCTTTTTAGGTTTTGGAGCAGAAGTTTCGTTCAATAACTTACTAACTTCCTCTTTAATCATTTTAGGAAGCTGTTTCTTAATTTCTTGTTCTACAACTAATTTGATTAGTTGTGCTAATTTTTTAGAATCCATTTTAAAAATATTTGTTAACTTACTATAAATATATGTTTTGAGTATTTTGCATTTTTATGAGTACAAATTGGGATTTTCTTTTAATTTTTTCCAATATCCACAAAATTTTTGTTTTCTATCCTCCAATCCATTGTACCCCCCATTAATTCGTTTTGTAATATATTTTAGTGTTCCCATCGAATCATCTACTGCTGCTTCATTTAATTTACGAGTTCTCCAAAACCAACACGCAGTTTCTGCAACATATTTTTTTTCAACTAATGTAGAGTTTGCAACTACATCATCAGAAACACCTTTTCTAAATTGAGTATAATTTGCACGACCTGTAAGTTGGATATAACCCCGTCCAGCATATCTAAACCCATCTCCCGCTTGTAAGTTACCTAAATCTTTTCTACCCTCATACCTTTGTTGAGTTGCAGATGGCCCCCATATTTCTTTTGTATAAATAAAATTACCGCTCTCATGTGCACATTGAGCTAAAAAGTGTGCCTTTTGTAATGGAGTAGTTATACCCCATTTACGCATCGCATCAATCACAACTTGTGGTGGTTCTTTTAATTTTACATTTCCACACTCTTCAATTCTTTCGGAATTAGTTGCTTGGACTGCAGTGGAATCTTCACTATTTTGTGATGCATTACTACTATCATTATTTCTAATTGCAGGACTTGATTGTGATTGACCACTTAAACCTGCTGAGGTAGATTCGTTTATACCATATCCCTTTTCAGTAGCATCATCTGCTATAGCTTCTTGTTCTGGTGATAATTTTATAGCTTCTTCAACTTGTTTTTGTTCTGCTGCTTTTTCTTCAGGTGTTGCTGGTATACTATTACTACCTCCAGCCGGAGTACCCTTCCCCGCGGGTGGTATTGTATAACCAACGAATGGGATTGCACCCGGCCCAGGTGTTAATAGTGGTGGATATAACGAAGTGGTTAAATACATCCCTTGAATAGTGGGCAGATGGGTTTGAATTGATGCAATCAATTGGTCTAAAAATACTGCCGAATCATCTGTTGGTTTTGCCATTTCGTTTAACTATATTATAATTTTATTTTTTATCCACACAAGTTGGTGGAATTACAAAACCAGAAATAGTTGATACTTTTGGAGTTTTTACAAAACATCCACATCCATTTCTATTGAATCCACCACCGCCGGTATTTCCTTCTATTGTAGTTATTTTACCATCTTTTGATATTGCTGCTACAACTCCAATGTGATGTTCCTTACCTTCAGGTCCATACAACGCTGCAGCACCAATCTTAGGTGATTTACTATATGTACCATTTTTTTTACCCCATGTAGCCCAATTCCTACAAGATGCAGAACCAGGAGGTGTTTTTAACCCCGCAGATTTCCACCAAGCAGTTACTGCAGCTGCACACCAGTAATATCCCTCACCTGTTGCTCGGACCTGTCCCTGATTATCTAATCCCGTTAATTGAACCATTATATCAATACGACCAGGTTTACCCGGTGGGGTTTCTCCACCCGCTTGATTTCCACCATAGTTTAGTCCTGCACCTTTATTTGCTTTTGTACCGGTTTCTAATATACCAACATCCTTTTTAGCAAATTCAACTACCTTTAATCCAATAGGACATGAAGTATCAACATTACCATCAATTTTAACCGGAGTTGAATTTATAGGTTCATTCGATTCTATTGAATTTGCTTGTCTTGTATCAATTTCTTTTTGTGTTTTATCAATATATTCTCTAGCACCATCACGTTGTTCTTCCGTTGCACCGGAATTATTAATTGTGTTAGATGCCCTTTTAATTTCTTCTTTTTTCACCTCAATATCTTCATCTGATAATTCATATGGGTCTTCAAATACTTTTCCAACAGGTGCATCAGAAGCAGCATCCGTTGGTTTTATTAATATTGGTTCTAAACTTTGTATATCAGTTGGTTGCCAAGTTCCGGGATTTGTAATCATACTACTAACTGTCACAATATTTATAATTGCACCAGGAGATGGTATAATTGGAGGTGGGACTTGACTCATCGTTGCACCTGTCCAATAAGCTAGAAACGCAGGCCCCATATTAGTAATAATAGGATGTTCACCTGATGGTTGTTGGAATGCTGTCGCAAGAATACCATTTAAGGTACTCTCCATTAATTCAGTATTACCCTTTGCAACTGTAATATTATTAACGGAATCAAATCCTCTTTTAACTGCCATATCATATTCTAATGTAAGTTTTTTTGCAAAAGCACCATAGGAACTAATTCCTGCTTGGTTTTGCATATAACTCAACATATTTTGTTTGAATATTTCTAATGACATCTTATTCAGTAAAATTTAAAGTTGATTTGAATTTTTCTAATCTACCTTTAATATCGTTAAATGTACCTCTATTTTCAGGACCAGTTGCAGTTGGACCAGAAGGGGTTTTAAATATCTGTGCATTAATAGCATCAATAAGTTCTCCTAACAATCCTTGCAAGGTTTCACCTCTCACTAATGGTTCGGCATCACTTTCGGTATTAAGATATATTTGTCCTTTACCACCTAAGATGTAAGTATTGTTATCATTTGTTGTAATTCTAACATCACCATTAAAATCTAAATCTGCACCAGCTTTACCATTATCAATTGACATTTTACCATCTGATATAAATCCATAATTTCCTTTTGAATAGAAAATCATTTCTTTAGATTTAGCAGATATTATAATTCTTTCCGAATTTACTAATAACTGGTCACTACCTTTTAGTTCCGATGGATACGCTTCAAAATGAGTTGGTTTGGTTTCAAAATTTGAAGAACCACCATCATCAATAATACCTGGTTGGAAATTTAATTTGTAATCACCTGATGTAATTGCAATAATTGTACCATCTTTATTTACATCTTCTTCCGTTAAAGACCCTTTTTTTAGTTTATTAAGTGATTCACTATTTTGTCTATTTCTTAAAATGATAGTTGGTGCAAATTTTCTATCTTCACCATCACCATTATTGTATCCACTAAAACGAATTGATTGACCAAATCGTGATTGTATTACTTTATCACCTTCATATAATTTTAGGGGATTAACTTGTTGTTCTTTAAAGTATTTACCTATTTCGGTTTTTCTATCATCAGTACCACTCCCTCCACTTGGTGTACCGGTAGCACTGACAGTACTAAGTTCATTAGTATCACTTCCAGCTGGTTGAGTATGTGGATATGTTTTAATATCTACATCTTTTCTAGCATTACCTATATTAATATTTCCAGTGACCGTTCTTTTATAATGCAATTTACCTGCTACATCTATAAGTTGAACTGTCTCACCTACTAATGGAATACCTTCTTCTGGATTAAATGGTGGATATGCTTTGTTTTGTTTAGTAGCAGATGTAGCATCTTTTACTGGTCTTATTGCGGCATATCCAATAGTAGATGTATTTTTTTGTTCTACTTCGCTAAAATCATATTTAAGTAATAACTCACTTGTGTCATCTAATATAATATCTACTACAATACCTACTGTGTTACTCGCACTTCCTGCTGTAGATGTTGAATTGGGGTTGAACCCACTATTTGATATACCTAATCTACTAGTAGCCATTACTTTTTAATTTTTTGTTTTATCTCTTCTACTTCGTTTGTTAACTCATCAACCTTAGCATCTTGTTCATCTTTTACCTCTAAGACAGTTATTTCAATTTCTTTTAATAATTGTTCTTTTTCTGCATCAGATAAGAACCCAACATCTCCTTCGGATTTTGAATTCGCACTAATTATTCTTTGTGCAATTGCTGCTAATTTTATTAGAGAATCATCGTTCCTAACCGATACATCGACTAGGTCTTTTATGATTGGGCCGATAACTGCCATATCACCTGCGTGACGAATAATATTTTTCATTTCTGCTATTAATTCAGAAATTCTTTTTCTTTTGTTTTGTTGGTTATCATAGATGTCTTTAAACAATCCACTTAAATCCTTGCCCGGAAATAACTCAAAATGTATACTCATATTTTTATAATTAAGTTCATTATATAAATATAAGGAATAAAAAAACCCCATTTTAGTGGGGTTTTTCTCAATTAAGATTTCTTTTTATAATTTCCTTTTTTCTGCTGTTCTGATACTGTCTTTTTAGCAAGTTTTTTTCGGTTCTTATCTTTTACTTCTTTTTTTGTGGCTGCCATTGCATTATTCCTTTTCTAGTTTGTTTATAATAATTTGGATTTTAGGGGTATATCCTTTAGGTAGTTTATTGATAATTCCTTTAAATGATTTAACTTTATGGTCGTAATAGTTTACCTCTAATATGGTTTCGGTTAAGTTCATTATAGTTTGAGATGATGTCCACATTTTAGGAGTATCCTTTCTCATATTTAATACACTATCTTTTTTAAAGAATTGTTTTCTTAATGCAATACCTACTTGTTTCCAATCAGTAATTTTATCAATTATCTTTTCAGCACTTAATTTTCTCATTTTAGAACTTAGATACTTTTTACCATCAGAATAACCCGTACCAACATAAACGTGGCCGTGATTTGTTCGGACAACGGGACTCTCCGTATTTTGTAATTCTAATTGAGGTTTAAGATTTGGTATATTTTCAACACTTACCATTTGTTTAGGGGTAGAAATAAATGTATGGCCAGATAATCCTTTATTTTTATTTCCCTTCCAAACTATTGTTGCTTTGATTGCTTCTTTAAGAGTTTTCTTTGAGAATATACTTCTCATCTTCGCACCATCTGCTCCATATCCTCTCATGTTTTGAATCAACTTTCCTTCCGCCTCATCGTATCCAACTAAAAGTGCTGAATTAACTACTCCCAAACCATACTCATTCATACCCTCACTCCAATCAGTTACCTCATCGTGTAAATACGCAACTTCAACTCCATCGATTAATTCGTGGATTACTTCTAATTTAGGATGATATCCTCTATCACGATTCTTTGCTAAAATAAATTTATCATCTATTTCTTTAGAAACTATAATACATTCTTGTATGATATTCATTTTAGGTGTTCGTATGAGTTGGTTACAAATCTCTACAATAAATATAGTTATAAATAAAAAAAGGAGATAAACTCCTTTCTTATTAATTGTATTCTATTTTATTTTTTTCTTAACGATGTAATTGTTAAGCACTAATGTATCCATATCGCAATCTAAAAATGTATCTATTGCATCTTTCGGAGTGTTTACAATGGTCTTATCTTTAACGTTGAATGATGTATTCAAAACAATTGGATATCCGTTATCCTCCTCTAATTGTCTAAGCAAGGAATATACTATACGATGTTGTTTAAAATTTAAAGTTTGTATTCTTGCTGAACCATCTATGTGTGTAATTGCCGGTAGATTTTTTTTGTGTTCTTCTTTTACTTGTACCACTTGATTCATATAGGGTACTAATGGTTTGTAATCAAAGTATTTTAATCTATCTTCCTCTTTTACAATCGGAGCGAATGGTCTAAATCCTTCTCTTTTTTTAATTACCTTATTTACTCTTGCTTTCATTTGAGGGTCTCGCGGATTAGCAAATATAGACCGATTGCCAAGGGCTCTTGAACCAAATTCCATTCTACCTTCGTACCAACCGATAACATTACCATTTGTAATTTCTCTAGAAATGGTTGTAATAATTTCTGAATGATTTTTATATTCATACCATACTTCATTTTCATAGTTTTTTAATTCGGTTTCGATTTCATCATTAGTATTAAATGTACCTAAATACGGATTTGTATTTATTACTCTAACAGCGGATTCGTTATGTGTATAGTAATAATTTAATGCAGACCCAATAGAAGAACCCGCATCAGATGGAGCAGGTGGAATCCATAATTGTTTATAACCAGTATTTTTTAGAATCTTCCCATTTGCAGTTCCGTTATATGCACAACCACCACTTAGACATAAATTATTCGTTGCCCTAACAGCAAACATTTTATTTAATAATCTAAAAAATAAAAATTCATATTGATGTTGGATTGTTGCTGCTAAATCTTTATGTTCTTGTGTTAATTCATCCTCTGGCAATCGATTTGGGAGTTCAAACAACTCCCCTAATTTTTCATTAAACATTGAATTGGTTGAATAATCATATGTAAAATAATTCATATTGATTTCAAACCCACCATCTTCCATCAATTTATATAATTGCTGAAATTTATCTAAATACGTTTGGGAATTACCATATGGTGCTAAACCCATTACCTTATACTCGCCTTCATTTGGTTTAAATCCTAAGAACGCTGTCATTGCAGAATATAACATTCCTAATGAATGTGGAAATTTAATATTTTGTAATTTTGTAATATGATTTCCTTCTGCAAATGCTAAAACAGTACTTTCCCATTCGCCTACCCCATCTACTGATAATATAGTTGCCCTTTCAAATGGAGAGGTGTAATAGGAATATGCTATATGGGATAGGTGATGGTCACCATATGCTAAGATTATATTTGGATTTGTAATCTCATATATTTTAGATTCAATTTCTTTAGCCTGTTCTTTATTTGAATCAATAATAGATTTTCGTTTAAAGAAATTAACTAATCCACCTCTTTTAGTAGATTCTTCAATTCGTTCTAATTTTAATTTAGGGTTTTCGTAAAAGGTAACAACTGATATATCATCACCTGTTATTTTATTATCCTTATACAACCAATTGATAGCATTAGTTGGAAATGCTGAATCGTGTTTTATTACTGTAAAACGTTCCTCTTCCATTGCACCGATAACCAACCCATCTAATATTAATGCGGCTGAGGAATCGTGATATCCACATGCTATACCTAAAATATATTTTTTATTCATCATCTATATCATCTTCAGTTAAATCAATTTTTGAAATATCAACCCAAAATGGTTCATTCTTAACAATAAAGTCACCTGTTTCTAAATAATCATTCAACATTTTTTTCTGATGTTGTTTCATTATATTTACAACTTTTGTAATGTAGTGTGTCTTACAATCTGTCATTTCTCTTATAAGTAGATATAGATGTTTTTTATTAAAATTTTCTATAAACTCACTTCTACGGAATAATTCTAAGACTGCATCTGCAATTTGTATATCTCTTTTTTTATTAAAAATAGTAGTAAGATGTTTATCCCAATACAATAACATTAGGTCTTTAAATTCTCTAAACTCACTTCCTTCTTCCACTTCATAAAAATCATTCTCCGGATTCCAACTTTCTGGCATATCGGATATCAATGCATTTTGTTTCCAACGTTTGTAGTTACCATTATTCTTTAAGATTAAATGATTCTTTGCAATAATAGTAAAATAGGAAAAGGCTCTTCCTTTACCTTCTTGAAACATATGCATTTTCTCTACTAATGTAGATACAACTTCCGTTTGAATATCTTTTTTAGGGACATCAAAATATGAAAATTTAAAAGTGTTAATTACGTTTTCTGCTAATTTCTCAAAAGGTGCTTTGATTTTTTCTTCGTAAAGTTTACTGCGTTTTACGGGGTCTTTCAACTTATTATATTCTACAATTGCATCTTGCGCAGGTGTACCGAAATATATTTTTGATTTTGGTTTTCTTTGTTTTGCCATTTTGGTAATTATAATATTTCGTTTAAGTTTTCAACAATTGTTTTTAATTCGGTAAATGTAGCACCAACTTCATCATCGGATTCGAATGAACCACGAGAATCTACGTTCCTTAAATTCTCTAATGCGTTAGATACTTTAAGTTTAACCTCTAATGTAGTTTCTACAAGAGTGTCTTCTAATTCTTCGTTTTGTTTGAGTAAATTGATTATACCAATAGTAAATGTTATATTTAACACTACTGAAATTAGTAAAATGATGTAAATGAATGTCATAGGTTGTTTTTACGCTTCACCCACCGGTCCGTAATATATTCCTAATTTGGAATCATCATCGGATGTTTGAGTGTTTGCTTTTTTTATATTGTTTTCTAATTGTTTTACTTTTAATTCAACTTTTTCATACCATTCTTTTTCTAAAATTATACCTTTATCTATTAAGATATTTACAAGGGTATCTATTACAATACTATGGTTTAAAGTGTGTTGTTCTATCTGTTGAAGAATCAATTTCTTCTGCTCCTTTTTGGTTAATTTCATTTATTAAATCTTTTATAGTAAAATTATTATTTTCATCTAAATTACCAAATGCTTTTTTAATTGATTCTTCATGATAACCTAATGCAGAAGCCAATCTTGCACATATAGTTTTAAATTCAAAAATGTTTAATTCATCTGGTATTGTAAATTCTATTTCAGATGCTTCTCTTGCGTGTTCTATATACTCATCATCGGTATATTTAAACATTAATTTTGCCATTGTATTGTTTTTAGTTTCTATTTATTTTTTTTGTAATATCTCTTGTATAATTGTTATCATGAAAAAAACTATCAAATAGTGAATCATTTTTTATATATCCATCTTTACACATTAAATCAAACATATAATCTGGTAATGTTTTAGAAATATACTCATTTGATATATCGTTAGAATCAAACATATCTAACACAAATTTTTTAATTCCGTTTACTATTTCAATTTTTTTATCAAAATAAATTTGATTCTCACTTGGGTCTTCATTTATAAACTCACCATTAATAATATCAATATAGGTGCCAACTTTATCGGTTAATACTGATTCTAAAAATATTATATTATCTTTTAATTTATGGGTTTCAAAATCATAAAATCCCTTAACATCGTCTAATACGGGGTTTCCTTTATAAGTAATATATCTACCTTTAAATTTTAATCCGTATGCTTTTTCTATATTGTATTGTGTTGTTCCTTGATAACCAGTATTTCCC